GAGCACCACTTTGCGATCCATACAACCGGTTAGCGTTGTCAGGTGGTGGTTCCTCTTTCGGACTAAATCCGCCAGCTATGCCAAGAGCGGCAACACCTGCCGCAGCAGCCGGGCCGTAGGTACGAAGCATGCTCGGGTTTAAATCAGAAGAAGCCATGTTTAGGGCCTCTTTAGGAGTAAATCCAGCCTTGAGGTAGTTTTGATACTGGGGGCTTTGGATTAGTTCTACGTTACTGTAGCTGGCCGGCATAAAGGCCTGCTTTGCAGCATCGTAATACTGGCCCTCGCTAAGATATCCCATGACGGAAGGAGCCCTGGCGTAAGGGTTCACACCCTCTACAGCGCCTTGAGCACTTCCTAAATCCATTCCTGCATAGGAAGGACCAGCCATTGTTCCTTGAGCACTGCTCAAGTCCATGCCTGCGTAAGAAGGACCTGTTGCCCCTTGAGCACTGCTTAGGTCCATTCCTGCATACGATGGGCCTGTTGCTCCCTGAGCGCTACTTAGATCCATGCCAGCATAAGATGGGCCCATCGCTCCTTGAGCACTGCTTAGGTCCATTCCAGCGTAAGGCGGGCCACCTAGCGTCCCTTGGGCACTACTCAAGTCCATCCCTAAATAAGAAGGAGCTGGGGCAGGGGCTGGGCCAAGACCCAGGGTCCCAGCGTCGGTTACAACAGGGCTTTGTACTGCCGCCACATCAAACCCTTGACCAATGCCGCTAGGAGGAGCCTGAATAGCTTGTTGGCCAATAGTTAGGTCTGTTGTGGGAGTGGTAGCCAACTCTGCCGTAGTAGGGACTGTTGGGGGGTTAATAACATTCCCTGCAGCAGCGTCAATAGAATCTACTGATGTGCCTAATTGTTCGGCAGAAATGGAGGTACCCGCAGTTGAAGGCGTTGAAATGCCAAGAAGAGACTTGCCACTATTTACTGCCCTGTCCCACTGGCCAGATATTGTGGTTGGGCCGCCGTAAGAACCCGCCTCAAAGGCACCCATTCCTCCAGTTATTCCTGCCGTAACCCCAGCAGTTAATCCGCCAATTGCACCAGACTTTAAAGAGTCTTTAAGGTTTTGCCCAGCCAAAATGCTGGAACCAAAGCCACCAACAAAGCCGCCGACAGCGGCCACGCCGGCTGCTGAAGTGACCCCTAAAAAGCTTGCCGCTGCTGGACCTAAGAAAAAGCCCAAAGCGACAGTCGTAATAATTTTGCCTACTGAAGACTTAGCGAAGTCTTTAACCGCATTACCTACACTTTTAAGAGCTTTACCAACTGCTTTAAATGGTGCAGTAACAGCTTTTGTAACGGATTTCCAAAATCCATATTCACGTAAACCCGTACGTGGGTTGATTGTTCCAATACCCCCCATCATCTGAAGCATTCTTGCTTCTTGGGGATTGATGTGGGCCAGTATAGTGTCCTGACCACGGCCCATATTCTGCATAGCCGCTGCAATCGGGCGAAGGTTAGCAATTCCGCCCATAGCAAAGGACTGAACTGACTGTCCTCCAGCTTCGGCCTCGACCTGGTCTAAAGCTACTTTCAGGGCGCCAAAGAACATCGGGTCAAACTGCTCAGGCAAAAGGTCTTCTGGAAACTCGTCTGCCAACAGATCTTGGCGGATTGCGTCATAGTTTTGCGGATCGCGCAAGATAACTTCGACAATTTGTTGCAAAGCATCAATAATCTCCTGGGGGAGACGTAGCCCTGATAGGGCCTGACGCAGTTGCCGAACTGCCGATGGGTCAACCTGTTCCGCTGCTGTCAAGATCTCGGAGCTGAACTCCTTGGGAGATATCTGACCGCGCATTTGTTCAAATGCAGCCGAGGCAGCCGGGTCAAACATTTGGGCCGGTGGCTGTGCTGTGGGGCCTTGCATGCCTCCCATCGGGAGTGCCATGATTCCTTGGTCTTCCATTTTTATCCTTTCCAGTTTGTGCCAATAGCCGCATAGGGCCGCGCGTCGGGAAAGGACGCGGATATGGCGGTTATTATCACGTATTTCATTAGTTTCTGTCCATCTCTAAATAAGACAAGTAAAAGTGGGTGCTGGCCACGGAGGACTCGATTTTTAGGGCGTCTCCGGCCTCTAGGACGCAGGGAATTCCGTTAAATACATCAAAGGTGGCGTTAACCCCTAAAGGCCTAGCCCTTTGCAAATAATGGGGAGTCGCATCTCCCTGGGCGTATTGGCTTACAGTAATGGTGGCCGAGCCGGATCCAGCGTTCGTAACTCGAAGAGATCTGATGACCGTGGCATTGGCAGCCGGGACCGTATATAACGTAGTCTCAGTGGCTGCGCTGGGTATGGAGTATTTCCTAAAATATTTATTTGCCATGTCAAGCCTTACTGAGTCAAGTCATAGAAAGAAAGGGAGCCTACACCGCCGCCCGAGCCGGCCCCGCCTGTAGTTACAACCCGCGCTGCCAAAGTATAAATATCACTTACGCCTGCAATAGATGCGCCAAGCTGTAAATCCAAGTTGTATGCAGAACCCGCCGACAATGGAACAGCACCAGATTTGCCAGTAGTGAATGAACTTGATGCAATGGTGCCGCCGGTCATGGCTGTGGAGGAAATATCAAATTGGACATTTGCATCAGACGGCACAGCAGTCCAAGATGGGCTGGTTAGAGTTGTATTTTTTATCAACGCAATTTCATAGTTATCAGATGTTGTTGGCAAAAAGTTATACGATGAAGGAATCACAACGGCACCAAGTGCGCCAGATGCCAAACGTATAGATGCAATCGGGTAAAAAGAAGTTGTAATAGTTGAAGCTGACGTAGCATTTACCCTTCTTGCCACATGTTCAATAGAGGTCTGCTCAAAGCCCCCTTCTGATGCCACTGAGCAGCAGATAGCCTTCATTGAAGCGGCAACGGCAGCGGTTGTTGTAGTAATTGAATACCTTACTGGTAAAATAGCCGTAGTCATGTAGACGCTGGTAATGTCATTGGCATTTTCAAAGGTATGGCAGACGATGTACTGTCCATCAATAATGAATCCACAGCGCACCGAACCGACACCCAGCCACTCAAAGTCCATCCATAGAATCTGAGCCTTGGTAGGGTCTAGCGTTAGCCCAGAAGCCCCAGTGCCATCTAATTTGTCGCCATTCCAACTTGACTGATTAACAGTACGAACATCGCTAGGCGTTCCCGGAGTGGGGGTAGAACTTGAGCGCAGCACAAACGAGTTAGTTGATCCAGTGCGCTTAAAGAACACACCGTCACTGGCGTTAAAATAACCAACGCTCTGGGTCAGGTTAGCGCTAGTGCTGCTGTCCATCACAAAGGTAGCAAGCACTAACAGGCCTTTACCGGGTTGATACGGGAAAGAACGGAACGACTGCCGTGTAACAGAACCTACGCCACCACTGGTGACTTCCATTTTGACAGCGGCTTCGTTGGATAGGAATGTTGTAGTCCCAGTGCCGGTTGTTGCAACGTCAAATTGATTGTCAGCGGCGTAACGATTCTGGCTGTCAAAGAGGGTATAGGGCTGGGAAACACGCAATCTGCCAAATGCATCAGTGTTGGTACCGCCTATCGATATCGGAACTGTTGAGCCTGAATTCATTTCACACTGTCCTCCACCAGCTTCAAACCATGACAAGGCTGCTTGCGTGTTTTCGCTTGTAACTGGCGTGTAAGTACTGTTAAGTTGCAGAATAACTTGTTCCAACGACCGAACCAGTTGGTTAAACTTTTGCGGGTCATAGTTTCCACCAGAGGCGTCGGGTAAGCGGACATTTAATATTTTGCTCATCGTAATCCATCAGGCTGGATGTCCACTCGTAATGTTCCAAAGCGCCAGTTGCTACCTAAGTCAGCACTCTCTATGCCAAGGCTGATTTGTCGTCCTCTTGCCCTCGTATCAACCTTTTGCGTAGTCGGCGTAATGACATACGGGTCGAGCGAGGAAGGCTGGGCCGAGGACTGTGGATAGGGTCTGAGCAAGAGGCGTACAGTGAGATTTTGTATCTGATTTTTGAAATCAGGGATAAAGCGGCGCA